AAAAAATCCGTTTATCTAGTGGGCAACGGGCTGGATTAAAGAAAGCGAGTTTAAAAGCACGTTCAGCCAATTCATTGCGTAAACGTATGAAGTCATTGCTGAAAGGTAAAAAGATTGGTTTGTATAAATAACCAATACATGAAATAGATGTAAAAAGGCTGCGAATTTGCAGCCTTTTTCTATTTGGAACAACGAAGAATTAACCTTAGTTCAAATGATCAAAATACTTATATCCAATAAGATTTGAGAATAACGATGCGTCAAGTCAATCCAATGCTTTTAAATCAGATGAAAACTGATTCGATAGCAATTCAGCAACTCGGTTCGCCAATTTTGTCGTGCCAAGGAATGTTGGTTCCCCGTGGTTTGGAAGATTACCGCTTTCTAATTAAAAGCTGTCCACGTCCGATTATTAGTAATGAAGATCCAGCAGAAGTTCAATATCCAGGTGGCTATACTGGAATAGTAGCTGGACCTCCGAAAACACATTACACAGGTAATTTACAATTACTGGTAACAGAAGCAGGGCACGATCAACTTTTCGCTGAATACATTGTGGCAAATAAGGGAATTATTGATTGCGATTACTACGATGGACATGTCGCTAGTTTCACCCGTGCCTATGCTTTAGAAAACTGTGCAATTCGATTTGAAATGGCTGAATTAGATACAGATAGCAGATCTCAAGTAATGACTGTTTCATGTCCGATTGATTTCAATTTCTTTGGTGGTTTTGCCAAAATTGGGAGTAATGGCACAGTATTACCTGGTCAGCGTGGAGTCGCTGGTATCGAAGGGCTAATTAACCGTGTTCAGAACGTGGTGAATGCTGCACAGTCAGCAACAAACTTAGCTCGTTCAGCTACAGGCGTTGCACGTCAAATTGGTTCATTATTTGGGTAACGGCTATGCAATTGTTACCTGATGATGGTTCTTTATATCCAAAAGTGATTGCTGGTTCTATCGAAGCACTAGCAACGACTTTTTATCAAAAATTACAGATGAAAGGCTATTCACTTCTTGTTGAAGATGTGACGAATGCTTTGATTGAAGAAACCAGACGTTATGCAGGTTGGGCGACTTTGAATTGTCAACGTGGCTCAACAAGTATCATCACGATTGATAAGAACATTGTTCTTGAAGGGTTTGAATGGGTCATCATTGAGCCGTGTTTCAATGCAAACTGTGACTTAATTCAAGCACAACTTGTTGAAGCTTCAAGAAGTATGGGTGGTGATGGCTTTGGTATGTCAGTGAGTGAAGCTGAACAAGCATTTAATCAAGCCAAAGAGTTAATGCCTAAAAATGCATTTGTAGAACCTCCTTTTAGTTTTAAAACTTTAGGGGGTAATTGATGCGAATTGCGATGGTGGCAACCAATAAAATCATTTCTGCGTCTGAATTGATGATTGCAACATTAAGAACGGATCTTGTTCCTGTGCCTGTCAGCATTGAATTTGCAGTCAAATATACCAAAGAACTTAATGAGCAATTGGTGGATGGGGCTGAAATCATCGTGAATGATATTCCATATCCATTTGAGATCGTTTACTCACATCCTGTTAAATCGCAAACGATTAAAGACAATTCCCGAATCGGGGCTATTTCATGCATCGCCGTGTTCAAAGGCTGTAAAAAGATATTAGAGCAGACAAAAAAGGCTGTTATTTTGGAGCAGACTTCTTTTAATGCTGCATATCGTGCGTGTGGTGCCTCTAATATCCGCTTGGGTGATGATATACCTTTACCTGAATTTATTTGTCTCAACGGCACCTTGATTTCAGAGCGTATAGCACTTTATTTACAACAAGAAGCTGCGGTGATTTGTTTCAAAGAAAATAAGATTCGTGTTCTAAAACTGGATGCACTTTTTAAACAAGAAGCCGTTCTGAAACTAGATTCTAGTGAAATCCAATGGTTTAACAGTGATCAAATTGAGAAGTTTCAAAAGTCCTCCTATGTCTCAGTTGATCAAGATGGTTCGACGGTTATTGGAGATGATACGACGACAAAAGGGCAGTCTGTTATTCAAAAAGCTGGTCTTGATGCAAGGCAATTAAAGAATCTTGAAAAAGTATTAATACCGCGTGGTGTGGCGCATCGTTCGTTAAGCCTTGAACTTAATGCTGGCGATATAGTCGAAGTAGAACAAAAGAAATATGTCTTTTTGACCGTTGCTCATGAAGTAGAAACGGGTGCGATTGGTGGCAATGTCGGTTCAACAACAAAACTTTGGTTAGCAAGTTTATAGGTGCTGTGATGAATGGTTTTAAAAAAGCAAAAATCCTCAGTTACGATGCACAAAACCGAATTGCAAAGATTCACATACCTGGTCTCACGGATGGCGCAAGTAGTGGCTTAACAGCAACATTTGCCTATCCAGTTGGAGATAGCGATAAAGATACTGAGCGCGAAATTTTAGTGGGTGAGGATGTTTATATCTTCTTTGAAAATAACGAGCAATCGCGCCCAGTGATTGCTTTCTATAGCAGTCATGGCAAGGATGCTGTAGTTGATACACGCCGTATACGGCAAGAGAATATCGAGCTTTTAGCACGTCAGAAAGCAACGATAGAAGCGCCTTCAATTCATTTGAGAGGTGAAACGAAGATCACAGGCAACGAGCAAGTAACAGGAAATGTAATCGTAGGTTCTGGGGCTACAGGCGTATTTTCAAATGTTTTCGGGAAAACGCTAACCATAGCAGACGGCATTGTGATTCAAATTTCATAAATTTTTAAAGGTGATGTATGAGTGAATTAAATGTTCAATATCTTCAATCATTAGAAGATCATATCAATGCTGTGCAGACTTGCGAAGAATTGCAAAAGGCGGTTGATACCGTCATGAATGCTCTAGGTGATCAATTGCAAGCATTGACCGATGAATTAGAAATTGTAGGGGCAATTCAGGATTTACTGACCATCCCGAATAATCCAGCACAATTACTTACTTGGGTTCAAAAGTACATTAATTTAGTGCTAAAGCCGATGTACCAGCCTTATTTAAAATGTACTAAACAACTCATTGAATTGATTGCCAAGATTCAACAATTACAGTCTGTAATTCAAGAGAAAATGAATTCATTGACTAATTGTTCTGTGAATATGCCAACAATTAATTTGCCTGAAGTTAGTCTGCCAGAAGTACCGACTGTACCTTAATTTTGTTATTGGAACGAGTAGCGATCAGAGCTAAGGAAATTAGCCAAAATTACTCTAATCTTTATATATTTTGGCTTAATTATGGCTGCTTCAGACATCCTTTCCTTGTTGTTGGGACCAAGTGCGAATAGTGTCCCTCAGCAATTGGTAGATGCTAACCAAGAAGTTATGGCGCAAATGTATGATTCAGTTGCGCCTTTCTCTCTCGGTACACATACAACTCAAGAAAATAAGAAAAGAACACGTAAAGAGATTCTGACCAAGTGGGAACAAATGTTGAAGTTTGCCCCCGTAGCAGAGGGCATCGGTATTCATGTAATGGCTGCGCTTGGTGGAGACACACATACGGGGCAGCAAATATTTATTACACCTACAGAGCGATTACGTGGCAAATTAGGTAAAACTGAACAAGCACAATTAGAAAAACTACAAAAGCGTATTAAGCCGATAGAAACTGTCATAAATAAATACATTACTAAATTATGTTCAGAAGGTATTTCCTTTGGAGATGCCTATGCGCGTGTTTATGGGAAAAAAGGAGTCGGCGTTACTGATTTACTCAGTAATGAGTATACCTATGCACCTCAAATTCAAGCATTTGAGCAAGGTAGTAAAACAGTTGCGTACTTTGCACTGAATCCAAAGAACTGGTCCAAAGTCATTACAAAACTTAATGCAACACAAATGGTACGGATGAAGTTGCCACGGATTCAAAATGTACCTCAATTTGATCCTGTTGAAGCTAGTTTAATTTCGCAAATGCTTGAGGGTGACGATCCTGAAGAACTACCGATTTTACCAGCACAGGTCGGTGGGTCCTTTCTCTATTCAATTGAGAAAACCTATGATGATGTCATTCTTGCCTTAACGACGATGAACAGTCAGCAAGTCGCTGATGCAGTCAATCAAATGTTTTTGACGCTCAATATGGCAGGTATGCCTCCAGCACAACGAGATGCATATATCCGTGGTCTTGAAGGAATGCTAAAAGATCATGAGAAGTTCGTAAAAAATGCAATGGAAGGCGGTGAGGGCATTTGGAATACGAAATATCATGTTTTACCGACTTGGGATGAAAAACAGATTCTTAATCCCGTAGGAGATATTAAAGGTCAACGTAATTCACCCGTCAATATTGAAACGTTTATGATCAATGTTCGTTTGCTTATGGGTGGTATTGGTCTTGATCCATCTATGGTTGGTTGGGCAGATATGCTAACAGGTGGAATTGGAGACGGTGCAGCATTTCATACTTCAAGCCAGATCATGCGCCGTTCGATGTATATTCGACAATCTGTCGTTCAGCTTGTAAATGATCTAATGCATATCGATTGGGGCTATTGTTATAACGAGCAATTTGAAGCAGGTGAATTAGATTTTCCGTGGCAAGTAGAGTTCTCAAGTACCCAGTCAGCAGCAGTAACCGAAGAAAATACCAATAAGCAAACTCAGATGAATACGTCACTGCTTAAAATTCAGGTTATTACATCACTTAAAGAATCTGGTTTAAGTGAAGAAACGATGCAATATCTTTTAGAAAAAGATGCTGGTTTTAACTATGACGATTCATGTCGTATTGCAGCCGATATTGAAAAATCCAGTCCAAATACAGGGAATGAATAATGACTTTACGCTTTAATATTTCTAAAGGTCGCAATTCGAGTGGTGTTTGGACTGGACTGCCTATTGATGAAGCCTTAGCGTATTACAAGAAAATTTACAGTTGGGGAACGTTATCTACATTACATTATGGTGTATGGCTTGAACCGTTCGATGAGGAAGGGAAAATAGCACAGGAGTCTATTGAGCTGATTGATTCATACGATTTAACACATCAAGAGGCTGGAAATTTCAATGCATTCGAAAAAGGTGAAAAAGGATTTTTGGCTGGAACAAAAATTGAAAGTATTCCATTGATGGACAATACAAAATTGCCTTGGCTTTGTCAGAGCTTGGACCTATCTGTTTTAGATGCTCAAACAGATAGCGTACAAATTGGCGCATTTCAACTTAATCACATCACAGGAAATAATTCGGGTGAAATATCAATTCCATTTATTGAGACACGCAATGCATCTATTCTAAATAGTGCTTTGGCAATAAAAGGGATTATGTTTCCTGATGGTGAGGACGGGGGTACACAAGCTTTACCGAATGATTATCTGATGCGCATGACAATTTACATTTACGATAAACATAGTATTTCTACGAGAGTTTTTGAGGTCCAGCATTTAGTAGCCTTGCAGACAGGAAGTATTCCACTTGATGCCACAAATCGTAATGGAGTTGGTATCGTCACATTGAATTTTATAAAGATGTTCCCAATGTTGAAATGATTGGAACAGATCAAGAATAATATTATTTTTAAGTGCAAAAATTGCTTCAATCACAAAAATATTGAGGCATTTTTTCAATGCGAAATATCGACATTTTTTCTTCATTACATGAACCACACACCAGTCGTTTAGTACAGGGTTTTGATTCTGTGAATAGTGGTGCTTGTTCAATTGGGATCGTCAAAGGGCAATATCGTCAGCTTAATGCAATCGTTACAGAATCAGCCACGGATGATGATCAATGGCGTATTGTGAATCTAAAAGGTTCAATCAATAACATTGCAGCATTTGACTCAATTGCCGTGCTTGGTGCGGTTGATAATGACCATGCAAGTGCATTAGCACAAATGCAGTTTGGGCGTATGTTTGATGCCTTTGAAGATGATGTAATTGAAACCAATACCAATGGTTTATTGCGTCATTTAGCAACACCGCATTTTCATAAACAGAAGCAACTTATTCATCGATCTCACTTGGAAGCATTACAAGACATTCCATGTGCTGTATTACCAGGATGGGACGGTATCGAACTAACAACACATGAAGGGAAAACAGCAAATCTACTATTAGACATGCAACTTCATGATGACAATACCGAACTATTATCTAGTTTTAATGGTTTAGCCAATTTGCTTGAATCAATTGGAGCAGAACACCCTGATTTTGATTCAATCATTGTTGAGTATCAATATCTCGATAAGTTAATGGACATGCTGCATACAGCTATGCAGACAGCATCTAAAGGCGGTGTGAAAGTCTTAAATGTAGATCGTAGTGAAAAGCCATTTCGACACAAAAAAGTGCTGAATGTCGCCGTTTCATATGATTTCGAAGATGGGCAAACCATTACGATTTTATTCCATAATCCAGATCGTGACGCAAAACGTATTTCACCACAAGATACTTTGTTGTCTTGGAAAATTCTAATGAATAAGCGTGATGTTACAGGTGTTGTTCAGCCAAACCAAGGAGAGGGTATTGCATTACCTGTGCTTGCTGGTCGTGTTGTTAAATTAATTAACCAAAACAGCGCACGGTTTAAACGTACACAAGCGAAGAAAGCTGATAATGCACAAGCTTTGTCAGATGCAGAACAACGTATTGCCGACAAGCAAAATCAAAAGACCGCATTGGCTTCAGAAATTCAGGGATTACTTGATCAAATTGATGGCTTAAATAAGCAAAATAATGGTCAAGCACCAAATGTTGATACTGGTATAGCGGATGATGCTGGACAATCTGCAAATACAAAAGCTGTGACCAAAGCAGAAGCGCGAAAAATTTATGATGCTTTAAGTATGCGTCATAGTTGGTTGACTGGTGGTACCACGGAAGAATTCTATAACCAGAATTATCCAGCTGGAATTGCTGAAGCTCTGACAGATGCAAAGAATCTATTAGAACGTCCATTTGGAAAAGTTGCATTGGCAAATGGATTAAAAGATTCAATTGAACGAATGATTGCAACTGTAGAAAAAACAATTGAACGCTGGAATAAAGGCTTAAGTGAGGATTCTTCAAAAGCCAAAACCTATCCGCCTATTGAGAATTTAGGCAATGGTTATTACAGAGCGTTCAAAAATGATAAAAAGCTTGATGATTGGACAGCGCATATCAATACAAATGGTGAATGGGAAGTTTCAGCAAACAATGCCTCATCTCGTGCTTGGAACAATGGCTATGGAGCACCACGATTCTTTAAAACACTTGATGAAATGATTGCTAAATATCCAGCATTTGCTGCTTTACCTGCAATGTTACCAACAGAGGATCATGCAAACGCTAATAGCAATAATGATGATGCAGACTATCTGAATAAAGTCATTAAGGGCGAGGTTGATTTCTCAAAAGCCAGTGAAGTTGAAACACAACTAGAATCAATTGGCAGTCGCTTAACGCCTGAAACCAATGATCTATTTGAACAGGCTGTTTCTGCTTATTCAATGTATCAAGTCAATCAAGCTGCATCGGTCAATTAAGGAATAGCATTACATGAATGCCTTAGAAAAATTAAAGCTCACGAAAGAACTACGTGCTTTACTTGAACAGATCCCGAATCTTAAGGGGATGGAAAAACTTCAAAGTACGAAACGACTACGTGAATTGATTGAATTGCTTGGTGGTCAATCAAATCAATCGGTGAATCAACTGTTTCAGTCAATTATCGATCGTGATGTTCAAGTATCTATCGAACTACTACAAAATGTTCGTAGTGAAGCAGAA